AATTAAATTTTTTCAGGATAAAGATTATAAAAGCCTTTTAAATACATTATATTTGAATATGTATCAATATAAAAATAGATACCCTACAAATGAAACTATATTTATATATTTAAGTAATAAATTGTATATTCCTAAACCAACATTATATTTAATGCGAAAAGAAATAGTATATAAATCAGCAATGGTTTTTTATAAGTATAATTTAATATAGGAGGATAAAATATGTTAAATAAAGATGATTTAATTAAGTTTTATGCATTATATTATCATTATAAACCACTAAGCCCTAATATAGGTATTATCGGTACACACAAAAATTTTTTGGAAATAGCTAAAAAAATTATGAAGTTATATAAAAGTAAAAAAGTATTTATTATGTTAAATCCAACTAAAACAAAATTAACAATAATTGAAGATGGAATAGAAACAAGCTATATTTATTTAAGTGATTTATCTTCATTGGAAGGTAATTATTTTAGAAAATATATGTAAATTATAAAAAAAATTAGGTAATTTTTATTATATAATATATAATATAAGATTATCTAATTTTTTATATAAGAGAGGTGATATTATGAGTATAACTACTATAATATATATAGTTGCAATATTGATAATATGTATTGCGTTTGGAATATATATAGCTTGGAAAATAAAAAAAGAAGGATTAAAGCAATTTGTAGTAGATGCAATAGTATATGCAGAAGAGAATATAACATATAATGAGGATAAATTTAACTATGTTGTGGAAAGAGTAATAGCACTAATACCAGCACCATTTAATTTATTTATAACTACAAGTATGGTTGAAAAATTAGTGCAAGATGTATTTGATTTAGTTAAAAAAGCATTAGATTATAAGGAGGTATAATATAATGGAAGAAGAGTTTGATGAAATAGTAGACACAATGGAATTAGCCGAAGAAGATACTTTAGGAGGTGCTAATGAATAATGGAAATACAAGATAAATTATTAACAATAAACTCATATAGTCGTTCAGGCGAAAAGCAGGGAACTATAACAAATATTGTAATTCATTGGGTAGGAAATGCAAATTCAACTGCACTAGCAAACAGAAATTATTTTGAAAATTTGAAAAATTCACATAAGACTTATGCAAGTGCACATTATATAATTGGTTTAAACGGAGAAATAATAAGATGTATCCCAGATAATGAAGTAGCATTTCACAGTGGTTCATATTCTATGAATAGAAAATCAATAGGTATAGAAAATTGTCATCCTGATTGGGAAGGAAAATTCAATGATAATACATATAATAGTTTAGTTGAATTATGTGCAAATTTATGTAAACAATATAATATAGGAATAAATAATATAATTAGACATTATGATGTAACAGGTAAAAGTTGTCCAAAGTATTATGTAGAGCATAATGATGCTTGGCAACAATTAAAACAAGACATTCAAAATAAAATAAATGGCGGTAGTGTTACACCAGTACCTACACCAGAAGAGGGGAGCGATGAAGAAGTGAGAGTTTATCAAAATGGAAGTACAGCAGAAACAGTCTATTCAGATAGTAATTGTACAATAAAATTAGGAAGTTTAAACAAATATGAAAAATGCGATTGTTTTGGAATATTTAATGATAGAGCAATGGTAAGATACCAAATAGGAAATACAGGAAATTATAAAATAGGATTTTGTAAATGGACAGGCGGAGTACAATAAAAATAATTAAAGAAATAAGTTATAAAGCTTATTTCTATATATTCAGGAATGGTGAAATAGGTATCACATAGCACTTTGACTGTTATATTACTTGTTCGAGTCAAGTTTCCTGAGCCGTTTTATAAAAGGAGATATATTTATTATGGATATTCAAAAACTAAAAAGAGATATAAGATTACAAACAAGAAATGGTAGACAAAATGTATATATAACTTTAGAAGATTTAAGAGAGCTGCAAAAAGACATAGTAAATTCTTTTAGAGGTGATAAAATATTTGTAGGAATAGATTATTTAGAGTGGCTAATTAAAAATTATGAGGAAAAACAAAAAAGAGTTAATACACAACTAATTAATGTAGATGGAGAAAATTATACATTTAAACAAATATAATAAAGGAAAATATAATAAATGGTATTTTGGTTAATAGGTATAATTCTATTTTTAACAAGTAGATTTCCAGATAATGCTAATAAACAATTAGAGGAAGATAAAAAGATTTGGGAAAGAATAATGGGAAGAGAGTATGATATATAAGGAGTATATATGAATAAAGATATAGTAATATATTTAAAAGCAACTAGAGACATATTAGCAATAATAACAAATACATCTTTAGGAGAATATAGTGAAATAGTAGCAAATGATATAATAGAAGTAGAAGAAGTAGATAATACAAAAGAATATATAATAAGAGATGAAGAAACAGGAAAAGTAAAATTTGCAAATCTAGATAGTAAAATATTATATATAGAAGATTATAGATAAGGAAACATATAATATGATTAAATTTATAAAGAATATAATAATAAAGTATAATATAAAACAAGCAATGAAAGATGTACAAAAAATAAAATCGGGTAAAATAAAACCAAAAACATATAAACAACTTTTAACAGAATTAGAAAATAAATAAAGGAGATGAGATATTAAAAATGGCATATAATAAAGACAATTATGAAAATAATAGATTAACTCCTGCACAAGAAGAATTTTGTCAACAAATAATGCAAGGATTAAGTCAAAGACAAGCCTATTATATAGCATATCCTAATAGTAAAAAATGGAAAGAAACAAGTGTAGATTGTAATGCAAGCCAATTAATGGATAACACAAAGGTAAAACAAAGGCTACTTGAAATGGGATATAAAGATACAAAAAAAGTAGAATGGACAAGAAAAAAAGCATTAGAAACAATAAACTATGTAATGGATATAAATAGACAAGATATAGAAAGAATGCAAGAAGGTTATCAAACAGAAATAGATATAAAAGAAGTACAATTAATGCAATATGCTCAAATGATGACAATGCCAAATGTAGATACAAATAGAATAGCAAAAAATATGCAAGAAATAACAAACGAAATAGCACAGTTAAAGAAACAAAGAAGAATAAATGGTACAAATATAAAAGGTATATATGAAGGAGCAAAGATATTAAATAGAATGTTTGGATATGATATAACAAAAGTAGAAATAAATCAAAAAGATATAGAAAGAGAGAATATGGAAAATTCATTAAGTGTAGAGGAGTTGAAAGCAATAGCCTATGCAAGTAAGTCAACAAACAATGGAACGAATACAGAAGAAAGCTAAATGTGTATTAGCTTCTTTAAGTTTATTTGATTATTGTAAGATAGTAGATAGTGATACATTCTATGATGAAGAAACGGCACCATATTTAAAAGAAGTATGCGATGGAATACAAGAGTTTGAAAAGGATGATAATGAATTGCTATTAATACATATGCCACCTAGACATCGGTAAAACAAGAACAGTAAATAATGCAGTTGATTGGTTATTAGGAAGAAATCCAAAATATAAGATAATGGAAGGTTGTTACAATACAGGGTTATCCAGAAGAAGTTCAAAAATAGTAAGAGATAGAATATTAGAAAAACAAGATAGTGAAAGAGTAGTATTTAGAGATGTATTTCCAAAAGTGACAATAAAAGAAGGTAGTGGTTCAGTAGATAATTGGGGAGTAACAGGAAGTCAAGAGGATAATTATCTAGCAACAGCACCAAATGCAGGTTCAACTGGTATAGGTTGCGATTTTCTTATATTAGATGATACTATAAAGAACAAATATGAAGCATATAATAAAGAAATATTAAGAAAAATATATGAAGACTGGTTTAGAGATACATTATATCAACGTCTAGAAGGTAAAAGAAAAATAATAGTAGTTATGACAAGGTGGTCAACAAATGATTTAGCAGGTTGTCTAATTAGATTATTTGAAGAGCAAGGTCGTAAGTATAAGATAATAAGTAAAAAAGCATATGATGATAAAACAGATAAAATGTTAAATCCTACTATATTAAATAAAAAACAATACGATTTATTAATACAAACAATAGGTGAAGATATAGTAAGAGCAAACTATGACCAAGAACCAATAGACTTAAAAGGTAAATTATATAAACGATTCTTAACATATAATCCAGCAGATATAAAAACAGTAGATAATAGAGATGGCAAAATAGTATTTAGAGATATAAGAGCATTTGCAGATACGGCAGATAAAGGACAAGATTATTTAGCAATGGTAATATATGGAGTAACAGCAGATAAAAAAGCATATATTTTAGATATATATTATACTCAAGATGATATGGAAACAACAGAAAAAGAGGCAGCAAAAAGATTATTTAAGTATAACCCTTATGTATTTAGACCAGAAAGCAATAATGGTGGAGAAGGTTGGAGTAGAGCAGTAAGAAGAGAATATCAAAAACTAGGTGGAACTAAAACAATATTCAGAACATATACACAAACAAGAAACAAAGAGGCTAGAATATTAAGTGAAAGTACATTCGTACAAGACAATATATATTTTCCAATGGACTGGAATGTAAGATATAGAGATGCCTATAATAGTATGAATGAATATCAAAGACAAGGTAAAAATGAACACGATGATATAGAAGATTGTATAACATCAATAGCAGAAGATTTAGATGTAAATAGTGGAGTTAAATTTGGATAGGAGGAATTAAGTTATGGAAGGTTATAGCTATAATAATACTGGTAAAAGAGTAAAAGATTTACGAACTCAAAAAGTTGGTATTATATTAAGAGAAAATTTAACTACAGGTCAAATACAAGTATTAGAAAAGATACAACCATATGTTATTACTACATATGATAGTTTTACTTATTTAAAATTTATAGATGAGGAGAATTAAAATGCAGATAAGTCAAATGGATATAATAAATGCTCAAATAGAATATGGAGCAAAAGGAACAGAAAATAAAGAAATAACCCAAAATATATTAAATGAATGGCGACATAGTCAACTAATAAAAGATATGATGGAAGCAGAAATGTATAGTAAAGTACAAAATACAAATATAGACAAGAAAACTAGAAGTTATCAAGATGAAGATGGACATATTATAACAAATGATACTTTATCTAATGTAAAAAGCAAAACAGCACAGTATAGAAAATCATTAAATCAAAAATTGAATTTTGCACTTGCTAAACCATTTGTTATTAGTTGTGATAATGATAAATATAAAGAACAATGGGATTTATTCTTAAATGATGTAAATAGAAAAGTAATAAAAAGAACAGGTAAAAATGGAATAAATAAAGGTATAGGTTGGATATACCCTTGGATAGATGAAAATGGTAATTTTAGAATAGTAGATATGACACCGGAAACAATATATCCAGCTTGGTCAGATGTAGCACATACAGAGCTAGATGCTATTGTTAGAGATTACAATATAGTAGAATATAATAATCAAACACCAACAAATGTAACAAAAGTAGAATTCTGGGATAGAGAAATAGTAGAAAAATATATAGATTATTCTCAAGGAGAAGGTAATGGAGCATTAGAAGTAGATAATGGTAATGGAGAATATGAATTAGGTGAAGGTGATGAAGAAAGAGTAACTATACAACAAACACATATGAAAAAAGCAGATGGTTCTGGTATTAGTTGGGATAGAGTACCATTTATATTCTTAAAAGGAAATGATGATGAATTACCATTATTAAATGAATGTAAAACAGATGTAGATGCTTATGATATGCTAAAATCAAAAGGAATAGATAGTTTAATAGATGATATTGATGCTGTATTGGTAGTAGAAGATATTAGTGCTGAAATGGGAGAAATAACAAAAGCAAGAAAAATGGTGCAAAATAGTAGAATAATGGCAGTAGATAAAGGTGGAAACGCACACTTTGAAAAAGTAAATGCAGATGTTCAAGCATTAGTTCAACAATTAGACCTTATTAGAAAAGATATTCAAGATAATACAAGTACAGTAGATTTAACAACTATACAATTAGGTACAAACCCATCAGGAAAATCAATGAGAGCATTTTATGAAAGTTTAAATACTTGGGCAAATGGATTTGAGAGTGAATTTAGAGTAATGATGGAAAATCTAAAATATTTCTTTGATAAATGGTTAAGTTGGAAAGGTGGATTTGGTACATTTGAACAATTACAAGCAATAGATATAGTATTTACATTAGATAGAGATATGATGATAGATGAAGCAGAAATAATAGACAACATAGTTAAACTAGGAGACGAACTATCACAAGAAACAAAAGACGAATTAAACCCATATGTAGATGACCCAGAAAAAGAGGCAAAAAGAAGAGAAGAAGATAAGAAAAAGGCATTAGAAGACCAAGAATTATTCGGTTTTCAAAATGATGTAGATAATACAGAAGAAACAGATGAGGAAAATGAAGATAATAATCAAAAAGAGGAAGATAACAACAAAAAAGAAGAACAAAATCAATAAATTTTAGCAAAAACCGTTGAAACCATTGATACTGTAAGGTTTACAAACGACCTACGAGGATGCGTTTTAAGCGGTTTTTATTTTAAAGTAATATACTTTTATGTCTAAAAAAGAGGTGAAATAATGGCAAGAGTTAATCCAGATGAAAAACAAATAAAATATTGGAAAGATAGAGCAGAAAAAGAGTTTTTAACGGGCGAAAAAAAAGGATTAGAATTAGCAAAAGCATTACAAAAGAATTATAAAGAATGTTATAAGCAAATAGAAAAAGAAATAAATGCTTTTTATGGTAAATATGCTAAAGATAATCAGATAAGTTTACAAGATGCTAAAAAACTATTAGATAAATCTGAATTAAAATCATTTAAAGAGCAATTAGATGAAATTATAAAATATTTTAAAGAAAATAAACAAGATACATCAAAATTAAAGTTATTAAGAGCAAAATTAAAGGTATCAAGATTAGAAGAATTAAAAACAAATATTAATTATGAACTAACAAAATTATCAAGTGATGTAAATGAACAGCTACAAGATTATTTTAAAGATACTTATGAAGAACAATATTATCAAACAATATTTGATGTTAATCAGAATATAGGTTTTTCAACATCATTTACGCAACCACCTACAAAAGCAATAGAAAAAGTAGTAGCGAAAAATTATAATCTTAGCAATTATAGTGTAGGTAAAGAAAAAGTATGGAAAAATACAGAATATTTAATGACTATATTAGAACAAAAAATACCTCAAGGCTTAACATTAGGTTATAATCCAGTGAAATTAGCAAAAATGGTAGATAAACAATTAAATACTGGTTATAATGCAACAGTTAGACTAATTAGAACGGAATATAATGCAATAATGAATGAAGCTACAGCAGATGGATATGCTGAATGTGGAATAGATAGATACCAAATATTAGCAACTTTAGATAGTAGAACATCCGAAATATGCCAAGAAATGGATTTAGAAATATTTGATTTAAAAGATAAAGAAGTGGGAGTAAATTATCCGCCATTTCATCCTAATTGTAGAACAACAACTATACCATATTTTGAACCAGATGAATTTGATGAAGACGAAGTAAGAATTGCAAGGGATAATAAAGGTAAAACATATATGATACCTGCTAATATAAATTATAAGCAATGGAAAGCAGGATTAGTTGAACAGGCAGATGGAACTTTACGATACCAAAATAGTTAAAATTATAATAAAAATATAGGTAATTTTCTCATATAATATATAATGTAAAATAAAAATTACGAAAGGGAGGCTATTTATATGGCTGAAATAAATAATCCTGATTTAGCAGGAGCAAATCCAGAAAGTGGAGCATTAAATAATAATCAACCTCAAATAAACGAGGGCAATCAAACTACTCAACCTCAAGTAGATATAAACAAAGATGAGGGCAAAACATATTCTCAAAAAGACCTAGATGGCGCTCAAGCAAAAGCAAGAGGTACAGCTGAAAGAGAAACTAGAAGAAAACTTTTAGCTCAATTAGGACTTAAAGAGGATGAAGAAGATAAGTTACTTGCTTATAAAGAAGCTTATCAAAATAGTTTATCAGATGAAGAAAAAAGACAAACAGAATTGTCTAATCTACAAGCTGAAAACTTACAATTAACACAAGACCTATAAGAAAAAGATTATGTTATTAAAGCATTAATTGAATTAACAGGTAAAAATGAAGAGGATGTTGATAAAATTGTAAAAATGGCAAAAGGATTAAAAACAGCTGATAATACAATTGAAGATGCTATAAAAGAAGTAATTTCAATGGTAAATCCAGTAGTAGAACCAACTAAACCAGTTGAACCTACACAACCTAATCCAAATATGCCAACAGGACAAGAAATTCAACAACCATCTACAACTATTAATGTAGATACAACTGAAAATCCTTTTAAAGCTGGTAGCATAAACTTAACAAAACAAGGTAAGTTGTTAAGAGAAAATCCAGAATTAGCTAAGAAATTAGCTGCAGAGGCTGGAGTAAATTTAAAATTTTAAAAGGAGTGAAGTAAAATGGCAGTTACAAAAATTGCAGACGTAATAGTACCAGAGATATTTACACCATATGTTATAGAAAAAACAGCAGAAAAATCTCGTATATTACAATCAGGAATTGCAGTAGCAAATCCAAAATTAAATGAATTAGTTACAGCAGGCGGATTAACAATGAATATGCCTTTCTGGCAAGATTTAAGTGGAGATGATGAAGTATTATCAGATAGTGAGTCATTAACACCAGGAAAGATAAGTGCAGAAAAAGATATTGCTTGTCTATTATTAAGAGGTAGAGCTTGGGGAGCAAATGAATTAGCTGGAGCTTTAGCAGGAGATGACCCGATGTCAGCAATAGCTGATAGAGTATCAGACTATTGGGCTAGACAAGAACAAAAAATACTTGTTTCTGTATTAAAAGGAGCTTTTGCTTCAACAGAAATGGCAGACCACGTACTAGATAAATCAGATGCAAAAATAAGCGGAGATGTTGTGCTAGATGCTAAACAATTACTTGGGGATAATGCAGAAACATTACAAGCTATAATGATGCATTCAGCAGTTTATACAGAATTACAAAAACAAAACTTAATAGAATATACAACTACAACAGGACCATCTGGTTCTCCAATTACTATACCAACATATTTAACATATGCAGTTATAGTAGATGATGGAATGCCATATGACGCAGAAAATAAAGTATATACAACATATTTATTTGCTAGAGGTTCAATTGGTAGGGGTGAAGGTACACCAGTATCTTTAACACCAACAGAAACAGATAGAGATAGCTTAGCTGGAGAAGATTATTTAATTAATAGACGTGCATTAGTAATGCATCCAATGGGAATTAAATGGATTGGTAACTCAGTTAAAGAAACTCCATCAAATGAGGAACTTGCTACAGGTACAAATTGGAAAAGAGTATATGAATCTAAAAATATTGGTATGGTTGCAATTAAACATAAAATTGCTTAGTATTAATATATAGTAATAACGCCTTAATGATTATGTGATTAGTTCGCTAGTCATTAAGGTATTTTTTATAAAAGGAGGTTTATAATATGAGTTTAACAGCTTTTAATAGACAAAGAAGAATGCGACAAGTTGAAGAAATGAAACCTGAAAACATAGTTAATAAAGAAACTACAATAACAGAAGAACCTAAAATCAATAAAGTAACAGAAGAACAAGACGAAACTTCTACTAGAAGAAGAACTAGAAGAACTAATGCATAAAGGGGTGATAAGCATTGAATAACGAAATTAATGATGAATTATTTAATTTTATACTAGATAATGTTAAATTGTTATTAAATATACAAGAATTAAACGAAGATAGTACAGATGAGCAGATAATAGAATATAATAATGTTATTAATATATTAACTTTATATATTAATAAGATATGTAAAGAAATAATGATAAAAACTAATAGGAATAAATTTCCAGAAGATTTAAAGTATTTAATAATTAATTTAACTATTGATGCTTATAATCAATATATAAATGAAACAAGTAATGAAACAAATCAAGTTGTACAGAGTATGTCTGAAACAGGTAGAAGTGTAAACTTTGGAACTCCTGAAAATGCAAAAGTAAAATTTCAACTAATATTACAAAAACAACTAGAAGACAATGAAAAACAAATAAATAGGTATAAACTATTATATAAGACAGGATGTGATAGAGATGAATAATATTAATTTTGAACCAATTGGGGAAGCAATGAAAGCATTTGATACTGACAAGATTGATATATATAGAAGAATGGAAATAATAAATCCAGATGGAACTACTGGAGAAACAAACAATGATACACCTCTATATACAAATATAGCTTGTCACATAGCATTTGTAACATCTGATAATCCTGATAGTAAAACAGCCGATAGTCAACCAATTATTGTAGGTATTCAAATAAATTGTCCATTGGATGTAGATTTACAAAATGGAGATTATATAGTAGCAAAAAAATTATCTAATAATGAAGAAGTATTAGAAACCTATAAAGGTATTATTGGAGAACCTACAGTATCACAAAGTAGAAAATCAGCAGAAATGAAAATGGAGACCGATTTATAATGAGTGAAAGTGGATTTGATTATTACTTATATAAGCATTGGCTTAAAAAATTTGGCACATCAGTATCAGAATTTGAATTATGGCTAAAAAAATTTTTATTACAACAAGCTCAAAGAGTTATTAGAGATGCTAGATTGAGGTCACCTGTTGATACAGGATTTTATAGAGAAAGTTGGGTTATAGGTAATGAAGCTAAAAGAATTGTTTTAGGTGGTAGACCAGATGGAACAGCTAGTAGTGATTACAAAAGTGCTTTTGCACAAAAAGCATCTATTAGTGATATTAAAGTAGTTGGAAAGGATTTACAAGTTACTATAGTTAATGGGGCTGAATATGCTTCATTTATAGAATATGGGCATGGAAGTTATCCAGCAAAATATGTTTTAACAGTAGCAATTGATAAAGTACAAAGAGCATTGCCTAAACGATTTGACACTGCATTTAAACAATTTTTAAAAGAGAAGGGAGTAACATAAAATGGCATATGAAATAATAGGAGAAACAATAAAAAGTGCAACTTCTCTTAAATTAGGAGAAATATTTGGTAGTGACGTTAAAAGATATAAAGAATCAGTTACAACTATGAAATATCCTAATTTTTATATTAGTCAAATAAATTTAGAAATAAATCCAGCTGGAAAAGATAGATTACAACTTGATTATTTAATAAATATTAGATATAGAATAGCAAGTGATATTGCAACAATATCTAATTTACAACAACAATTAGATGAAGTAGGTTTAAAATTATGTGCAGAATTAACTGAGCTTGAACTAGAAAGACCTACAAAGACAAAAAATAGATATTATGTCAAAGACGATAATGGTTATGTACAATTTTTCTTCAATATTACTGTATTTGCAGTACCAGAAAAAGAAGAAGAACCAAAATTAAAGAAATATAAATTAAATGAGGAGGTTATTTAATATGGCAGGAGGAACATTTAGTTCTATGAACAAAGTTAGACCAGGAGCTTATATTAATTTTGAGTCTGAGTCAGATAATATAATTACAATAGGCTCAAGAGGAATTGCAACAATGCCTATGGCATTATCTTGGGGTGGAGAAAATACACTAATTTCATTAACTGGAAGCGACTTAGTTAATGGTACATCATTAGCTAAAGTTGGATTAATGCCAGATGAAAGTGCTACATTGTTAATTAACTTAGCATTACAAAATTGTAATACATTAAAATTATATAATATAAATAAAAATGGAGTAAAAGCAACTAGAACATTAGAAGATGGGTTAGTAATAACTGCTAAATATCCAGGAGTATTTGGTAATAAGATAGCTATTTTAATAAAAGCATCAGAGTCAAACTTTACTGTAGAAACATATGCAAATGGTTATTATGTAGAGTCACAAAAAGTTGCTACAATAGAAGATTTACAATCAAATGATTATGTTGAATTTAGTGGTACTGGTACATTATCAGCAACAGCCTCAACATTATTAGAAGGTGGTACTGATGGAACTATCCCAGAAAGTTCTGAATATTTATCAAGTTATTTCAATTTACTAAAATCAGCAAGTTGGAATACTATGGCTTTAACATCTACAGCAGATACAGATATAACAAAAGCAAGTGAATTTGTAAAACAAATGCGTGAAGATGAAGGTAAATATGTTCAAGTAGTAGTGGCTAATGCTAAAGCAGCTGATTATGAAGGTATAATAAATGTAGTAAATGGAGTAGTTTTAGAAGATGATACAAACATAACAGCAGCTCAATTTACTGCTTGGGTTGCAGGTGCTACTGCTGGAGCAGATATAATCGACAGCTTATCTGGTAAAGTAGTTACAAATGCTATTAGTATAAATGGAATGTTAAGTAATGATGAAATAATAGAAGCATTAAACAATGGTAAATTTGTATTATCATTAAACCAGGATGGAACTGTAAAAGTAGAAAAAGATATTAATTCATTACACACATTTACATCTAATAAAAATTATATTTTTAGTAAAAATAGAGTTATAAGAGAATTAGACGAAATAGGTTCATCTATAAAATCTATATGGGAAACAACATATTTAGGAAAAGTATCAAATAATGACTCTGGTAGAACATTATTCAAATCATCTATAATTGATTATCTTACAGACTTACAAAATAGAGGAGCAATTCAAGATTTCGATAGTTCTCAAGTAACTGTTGAAGCAGGGAATAATATAGATAGTGTTATGGCAGCAATTGCTATAAAACCAGTCGACTCTATGGAATTCTTATATATGACAATCGTTGTCGAAAGATAATTAAATTTTTAAGGGAGGTAAATTAAATGAATATTTTACAAGCAGAAGATTGCGTAAATGGGCGTGAAGGTATAGCAACTGCTGAAATTAATGGTGAAATAATCGAATTAATGGAATTATCTAACATAACTATTACAATTGAAAAAACTAAAACAGAATTTAAGGCAATAGGTACAAGAAATACACAAAATAAAACAACTGGATGGAAAGGTACTGGAAGTGCAAATGTAAGATATGTTTCAAGTAGATGGGCTAAATTAATGGAGAATTATGTAAAAACAGGTAAAGATACTTATTTTACAATAGTTGTAACCAATGAAGACCCAGGAAGTGCTACTGGTAAACAAGTAATTCAAGTATTAGGTTGCAATTTAGATAGTTTAGATATAGCAAAACTTGATATTGATACTGAAATATTAGACCAAGATGTTAATTTCACATTTAATGATTTTAATGTATTAGAAGAATTTAATACATTAGCATAATTTTTACAGAAATGTAGTTTTAAGCCATTTTTATATGTTAGGTATAAAGTTATATTACTATTTAATAAAAATGGCTTAAAATTTAAAATAAAAAGAATTTAAGGAGATTTATATATGAATAGTTTAGAAGATTTTTTAGCATTACCTAATGTTGATGAAATTGAAGAAGAGGTATTTGTTAGTAAAAGATTAGGAAAATTTAAAGTAAAAGCAATGTCATCAGATGAATTCGGAGAATATCAAAAAAGAGCTAGAGGAAAAGTAGATAAAAAAGGTGTAGATATTGATGTAGCCAAATTTAATTTATTAATTGTAGCAGGACAAACAGTTGAACCTAATTTTAATAATGCAGAATTATTAAAGAAAGCAGGATGTGCTACTGCAACTGATTTAATTAAAAAGAAATTACTTGCTGGAGAAATTGCAGAATTAGCTCAACAAATTACAAAATTAAGTGGTTTTGATAGTGATATTAATGAGGATATTGAAGAAGCAAAAAACTAATAAAAGAGGGTGGTGAGTCTGCTATTTGTATGTATTGCGTATTAAATATGGGCTATACACCTTCACAGTATATAAATTTAAGTCAAAAAGAAAGAGCTTTTATTATAGCATCTGTTAAATTAAAAATAGATG